TGGCAAGCTGAGATGACTGATGCTCTCTATGAGCAGAAGCCAAATGGAGACTTTCGCTACAATCGTGGCGTTGTAACTCTGCCGAAAAGACAGGGAAAATCCCTCGCTCTAGCCTCACACAGCATTTATGACCTTCTCTTCTCGCCAGAGGGATCACAGCTCTACGTTGTAGCTGCCTCTAAGGATCAAGCAAGACTTATCTTTCAGCAAGCTAAAGACTTTTTAGCGCTATCTCCTGAACTTGAGGAGTATTTCAAGGTCTTTCGTGACTCCATCTACTGCCATGATACGCACAATGTCTTCAAGGTAGTTGCCGCTGATGCGGACACCCTCGACGGAATCACCATCACTAAGTGTTATGCCGATGAAGTTCACCGTTGGAAGAACATTGATCTTTGGAACGTCATTACTAACTCCCTAGGCACGGTTCCTAACTCTCAGCTCTTAGCTATCTCTACTGCTGGTGCGTCCAGATTCCACCTCATGCACGATCTGTATGAGCATGGCAAGAAGGTAGCAACTGGCGAGATAGAAGACCCAGGGTTCCTCTTTAGGTCTTGGGAAGCAAGCGAAGACGCAGACCATACTCTCCCTGAAACGTGGCGCACCGCTAACCCTGCCATTGGTTACACACTGAATGAAGGAAGCTTCAAGTCTGACCTTCAGTCACAATCAGTCAGCAGCTTTAAGCGCTACCGATTGAATATCTGGGCTAACGCACTTGATGGTTGGCCAGTTAACAAGATCTGGGAAGATTTAGCTGCACCTGACAAAGAGGTTACTACAGAGGATCTAGTAGTTATGGGTTTCGACCCATCTAGATCTGGTGACTCTACAGCACTGGTAAGCGTAAGGGTTTCCGATATGCACCTAGAGGTTCTGGATTGTTGGGAACGAGATGTAAATGATCCTCCAGAGTGGAGAGTTCCGGCAGACGATGTGCTTGAGTCCCTTAGACATCATCTAAATGTGAACAACGTAGCCGAACTAGTAATGGACCCAGGATATTCAGAACCTTACTACTCGCTCCTTCATGAAGAAGGATGGCCAGTCTCAAAGCTTCCGAATACTACTGAACGTATGGTTCCTGCCACTAAGACGTTTGAATCTTTGTGCTTTAACCACGAACTAACACATTCAGGAGACGCAAGACTAGCCAGACATATAGACAATGCCAGGGTTAAGCAAAAGCGCGGCATTGATGGATACGTAATTTGGAAAGATCCGAACAACCCTGACGGCAAGATTGACCTTGTTATTGCGTCAATCATGGCTGTTGCTCGCGCACAATATCATCAGAATGTCTTAGCCAAGCCTAAGCCTAGGCCACGCATTCTCATCATGAATTAGAGGTAACGCTTGAAGAAATCACACATTTTAACATTCTTTGAGATCGTGGGATTTCTGAACCTCATCGTAGGTCTAGTCCTAGCTCCACTTTGGGTGCAATTCATCATAGGTGGAACGCTTCTCATCACGATCACAAACATCATTTCTACCATGAAGCGCACTGAAGCCGTCGAAGAGATTGAATACCGATGACACTTCTTCAACGTTTCCTAGGTGACAAGACGGAGAATAGATATCTCCTTGCGCCTACTCAGACAAATGCGAACCTAGTTCCCTTCAATATGCACCAGTCTATTGCTGGTATGCCTGTCTCAGAAGTCAAGGCTATGGACTTCGTTCCTGTCTATGCTTGTGTGAATGTTTTGGCATCAGACGTAAGTACCCTCCCGATTGACACTTATCGCAAACAGGGTGACACCAGAATTCCCATGGAAAATGCGATGTGGCTTCAGAAGCCCAACGTAGAAATGGACACCATTGAGTTTCTAGCAAGGATGATGGTAAGCCTAACTCTCTGGGGAAACACTTACGTATTCGTTCTAAGAGACGACCTAGGCAACATCTTAGAACTCTGGCCACTTGACCCTTCAGTTGTTCAGGTCAAGAGAGGCCCCGATAGATCACTTCTGTATGAATGGAACAACGATGTAGTTCTTACGTCAGATGATGTCTTGCATATCAAGGCCCTACCTCATCCAAAGCTGCCAGTGGGCATGAGTCCTATCTCTGCTGCACGCACAGCCATTGGCGCTGGTGTAGCAGCTGACAACTTCGCTGCTGCGTTCTGGGGCAACGGAGCGGTATCTAGCGGCATTCTGCACTTCCCAGTAGATACTGAAGATGAAGATGTAGACCGACAAGTAGAACTCTGGAACCGTGCACATAGTGGTTCATCCAAGGCATTCAAAACGGCTGCTCTGGTTGCAGGAGTCACTTACGAACAACTTTCTATCCCTCCTGAAGATGCTCAGTTTCTAGAAAGCCGGCTATACAACGTCACTGAAATGGCACGGCTGTTTCGTATTCCTCCTCACAAGGTTGGGGACCTAACTCACGCGACCTACAGCAACGTAGAAGAAGCCAGTATCAGCTATGTCACTGACTCGCTCAGACCATGGCTGACCAGGGTTGAGCACGCTCTATCCAGTCTGCTTCCTAACAAACAGTTTGTGAAGCTAAATGAGAAGGCCCTTCTAAGAGGTGACTCTAAAGCAGAAGCTGAGGCACTCTCCGTAGCTTGGGACAGAGGAATCATCTCACTAAATGAATGGCGAGAGACACTAGATATGTCACCGTTAGATGATGTGATTGGATCTATGAGATTTGCTCCTAAGAACTGGGGCACCATCACAGCTGAACCGGATATGACGACTAAAGAGAAGTATGATATTGCTTTCCGCTTAGTTGCTCTTGGGTTCTCACCAGTAGCAGCGTTTGAGTCCGTGGGTCTGCCACCCGTGGAACATACTGGAGCGATCCCTTCATCTCTCCAGTTTCAGGTGGAAGACGAACTAGGCAACGTTTCAGGCGTTAGCGAAGAACTGAAAGAGGAGTCAGAATGACCCAGATTGAACGTAGATATCTAGATTCAGAGATGGAGCTATTCACTCAAGGCGGCAAGGCAGTCCTTGAAGGATATGCAGCCGTCTTTGAGAAGCGTAGCCATCCTCTTAGCGACAAGCACGGTAGGCAATTCACAGAAGAGGTGCATCCAGGCGCCTTCACCAAAACACTCAATGAGTCAGATGTGCTTTGCCTCATGAACCATGAATCAAACCTTCTTCTTGGCAGGACAAGCTCAGGCACTCTAGAACTCGCTCAAGATTCCAAGGGCCTTCACTACCGATGTGCCCTACCTAATACAAGCTACGCAAACGATATTGCAGCGCTGGCTGAAAGAGGCGACCTGTCAAAGTCAAGCTTTGGCTTCATTGCTGTGAAAGATCCATTTCGCAGAGATGCAGATGGAACCATTGTGCGCCAGCTTAAAGAGGTGCGCTGCAAGGATGTATCTATCGTGACCACTCCAGCATATGAAGATTCAGAAGCTGGTGTTTCATTCAGAAGTTTTGAAGAATTCGTTGACGAAGAAGTCAGCACTCAAGATGTAGAGGAAGAGGAAGAAACCCAAGAGGCACAGACCTCACCTTCCTACAACCTCTCTATAGCTAGAAGGCGACTAGATCTCATGAGAGTGAAAGTCCCAGCTATCCGCTAACCACAGCCGTCTTTGACACTCTGGTAAGCACCTAGCCATCTAGCAGGTAATACGAAGCCGCTTCCCAAGCACTTCACCACAGAATATCCGTTCAGGTCACCTACACAGGTGGCCTTTTTCTATGCCAAAAATGGCAAGGAGACATATAAATGAGTAAGACAATCAAGGCTGTTGTAGAACAGCGGCTTGGTGCTTGGGAAAGTGCCAAGGAAGTTCTCGATCTCGCTGAAACCGAGAAGCGTGACCTATCAGCAGAAGAGTCAGAGAAGCTTGACCGCACCTATGCGGACATTGACGCTCTTGACACTGAACTTCGTAACCTAGAAGTTGCTGCTGAGCGTGACAACCGCACCGCTGAGTATCGTGATCGTTATGCAGGCATTCTTCAGGTAGACACTCCTGCTGTTGAAACTGCTGCGCGTTCATTTGTTGGTGAAGTTCGTTCAGCTTTTGCGTCCGGTAACGGCCGTATGAGCGCAGAACTTCGTGACCTAACCACTCAGACTGGTTCATCTGGTGGGCATACCGTGCCTGTCAGCATGTATGACCGTCTCGTTGAACACCTCACTGAGATGTCACCGCTACGTCAGATTTCAAATGTCATCACCACTTCAGGTGGCGAAGACCTCAAGATTCCCTACACAGTTGCTTACAGCAATCCTGGTGTAGTTGCTGAGAATGTTGCGATTGACGAAAGTGATCCGTCATTTGGTGTTGTTACCATCGGCGCTGATAAGTATGCTGCGCTTGTTCAGGTTCCTCGCGAACTTGTCGAAGATTCAGCTTTCGATATGGCTGACTTTGTTAGCCGTCAGCTAGCGATGAGAGTCGTTGCTCGCTTCAACCAGGATGCTGCTGAGGATGTTGGCGCCAATGCCACCAACTCAACACTAACCGGTGTTGATAGCGACTTTGACAAGCTTATCCAGCTTCAACATTCAGTTATCGGACCCTACCGTAACGCCAACGCTGCTTGGTTGATGAAGGATGATGCTCTTGCATCTATCCGCGCTCTCAAGGCAGACGGACGTTACATCTGGGAACCGGCTGGAACTGCTGGTACTCCTGACACTCTACTTGGCTTCCCTGTTTACACAGATCCATTCCTAACGAATGGTGCAGCCACTCCCGTAGATCAGGTTGTGTTTGGTGACTTCCGTTCAGGCTATCTCATTCGTGAGGTTGGTTCTGTGCGTGTTGATGTCAGCTTCGATTCTAGCTTTGCTAAGGATCAAGTTGATTTCCGTGTCACCTATCGCGCAGACGGTGCCGTTGTAGACGGTAACGCTCTAGCTCGGGCAACTGCCTGAGTCTAATTCATGTGGGGGAGGGATGGTTCGTCCTTTCTATCCCTCCCCCTATTGGGTTCACCTACAGTTAGGAGCGAAGTTTGCTAACCATTCCAAGAAACAAACCACATACGATCACACATAGATTCTTTACGCAGTCAGAGAGTGCCACAGACGCAGATACAGGCGAAGATGTCCTAGTTAACGTCTATAGAGAAGATGGCACCCTAGCTGTAACCGATGCTGTGGCTACCAACGAAGAGGTTGGTGTCTATAGCTACACACTCGCTCCTCAGACAGATTTAGACGTTCTTACACTCAGATGGTCCACAACTATCGGATCTACTCCATGGGTCGAACTAGACACTGTAGAGATAGTGGGCCATGAGATCGCTACGATTGATGAACTACGCTCTATGGATGGCCTAGAAAAGATCATCCTTCCCGGTGATGATCTACCAAGAGTGACCGCTGACAAGATCAGGTCAATCATGGCAGACATTGCCCAGATCTTTGAGGACTACTGCAACGTTGCATTCAGGCCACGTTACGCCAGAGATATTTTTGGCGGCAACAACACTTCTACTCACTTCTTCCGCAAGCTTGATGTCAACAGAGTCATCAAGGCCACCATCAATGACGTTGTAGTCACTACAACTGGTTGGCACATCGTTGACGGTTACCGACTAGAAGCAGACACAAACTTTGTTGGCGATAAGTGGAACAACTGCGTAGTCACTTATGAACACGGCTACACCAGCACTCCAGCTGATGTGAAAGCAGCCTACAAGACTGCTGTTCGTAGCAAGGTCTTACAGGAGTTCAGTGGTATTGATCCTAGAACAGCCACTCTCTCTGAGGATGGACTGACCATTAACTTCAACTCTCCTACGGTAGACAGACCGTTTGGTATGCCTGATGTAGATGCAGTCCTAAAGCGCTATCAGCGTCTCAAGACTGGTGTGCGCTAGATGGCCTCAAGTAGCACTGCACAGGCGTTCAAAGCAGCACTGAAGGGTCTTATAGAGGACTTGTCTAAGGATGCGTCTACGACCTTCCAAGGGCTTCTAGTGACATACGGCCATCCTGGCGACAAGCTACAACGTTCATCACTCTGGTTTGGCGCCATTAAGGGGACTCTGGAATACACAGCCATCAAAGGTGGCAGCTACAGGAAGCCCAGAGATGAACGGTATGACCTAGACCTCACTATTCAGGTTCTAGAAGCAGCCAAGACTGCTGAAGAGGCAGAGGAAACGGCATTCAAGATCATGGCTGCCGTAGAAATCCTTATTGCCTCTGACCCAGCTCTAGGCGAAGTCGGAATCAGAACAGCCAGAGTAGCCAGCTACAGGTCAGAGACTTCTCTGAATCCTGAAGGTGGGTATTCAAAGATTAACCTCAGCATTGAAGTCACAGCACGTCTGACATAACAAGGAGTTAAATATGCACGTTCGTTACAATGGTCCACATCGACACATCTGGCAAGAATGGAACCCAACCGGGTCGCTTGACGATGAACCCAAGATCTTCACCGTCTCTAGAGGTGAAGTAATTGAGGTGCCTGATGAGCTAGGAGCACATCTCCTAGAACAAGGCACCTATTCCAAAGCTGCTGCACCTAAAGAGGATAAGCCGGCAGACCAGGAAGCAAAGTCTGAACCTGAGACTGACGATAAGTCAACTAAGGCAGACGTTACCAAGTCAGCTAAATCAGTCTGACCAGATCCCATACAGCAATCGGCACCGATATGGGGTGCCATTATCCGCACCCTTAAGGAGCAGAAGAAATGCCTTTACAAACCAATCTAGCTGCACAGCTAGGACTCGCGAAGGAATCCACCTTCGCAACCAGAGTGGTTCCCTCACGTTTCTATGAATTCGTGTCTGAATCACTAACTAATGAGATTGGGCGCATTGAGTCCAGTGCCATTCACCGTAACCGCAGAATCATGCGTAGCCAAGACTGGCGACCCGGAAAGTCTGTTGTTTCTGGTGACATTGAAGTTGAGCTACACACAGCAGGAGACGCACTCCTCTGGGAACTAGCTCTAGGTGCTGTATCTACTACTGGTTCAGATCCCTACACTCACGTCATCACTCCCGGTGACATTCCTTCCTTCACTCTTCAGGTTGGCAAGGTTTCAACCAACGGCACAGTCAATCCCTTTGACTATACCGGCTGCATGGCTAACTCATGGGACCTCTCATGTTCCGTAGATGAGGTTGCCAAGCTAAGTCTAGGCATTGTTGGTTCTAAAGAAGCTACTGATCAGTCACTAGCTGCACCAAGCTATCCTACCGATACCGAGCTACTCACCTTCGTAGGTGGAGAGGTTCTATTTGGTGGCGCCACTCCTGATGTTATTGAGGTTGATTCAGTCTCAGTAGCTGGTGCGAACAACCTAGTTAGCGAACGTTTCGCTATTGGGCGCACGAACACCAGAAAGCATCTAGAAGTGGTCCGCAACATCACTGGTTCATTCGAGATGGACTTTGAGTCACTAGCCATCTACAACAACTACTACGTTGCAGGCACCGAAGGCTCTATGGTCCTTACCTTTGCTGGTGTCGATGAACCCGACCACTTCGTAAAGGTTGAGCTAAACGTCAGGCTTGACGGAGACACTCCCACTGTTGGTGGGCCAGATGTTGGCAAGCTAAGCGCGAACTTCGTTGCAGTTGCTAATGACACTACCGATGCATCAGCCATCACCGTTACTGTCGTCAATGGCGACGTCGCAGCCTAAGGCTAACGATGGCTAACGATGGCTACACCATTCGGGTAGAGGGTCTTAAAGAGCTGCAATCCAGTCTCAAGAAGCTAGGCACTGGCCTAGACGATGAGATCAAGCAAGCTCACAAAGAGATCGCTAAGATAGTAGAGAATGAAGCCAGAAGTAGAGCACCGGTTAGATCTGGTGCGCTTAAAGCGTCTATCAGAGGTTCCGGCACTAGAGCTTCCGCAGTCATCAGAGGTGGTAAGGCAAAGATTCCTTACTACGGCTGGATTGACTTTGGTGGCACTATCAGGCCAAATGGAGCGCCTCTAACAAGACAGTTCATGTCGACAGGTCGAATCCTCTACCCTTCGATCTACAAGACAAGAGATGAGATCATAGAGCACTATCAGAAGGCTGTGAATGATGCCGTCAATAAGGCAGGATTCTAGCCGATACAAGTAATACACTCAGACAAGGAGACAGATATGCCAACTAAGAAACAAGTAGCAGATGACATCAGTGGCGGTATTGACGCCAAGATGGAGAAGCTTCTAGGTGAAGTGATGACAAGCATCACTCCTAAGATCTTACGTGAACTTCGTAGCCATACCGGATTAGGTATGGAAGATCTTGGTGATATGCCGCTAGAAGATCAGCTTCAGTTCATCGCCTACGCAGCAAACAAAGCTGTGAGGCCAGATCTGACGTGGGATGAGGCGGCTGATATCGCCCCTTTAGCCTAACCACCTTACCTCAGAGGAAAGAAGAAGACATTGATTCAATCCTTAGTCTCTGTCGTTACTGGGGTATAACGTGGCAGGAGTATGACGTTACACCACTAGATGTCATCGCTGGTATGTGGAGAACAGTTCACAACGCTAAACCAGCAACACAGGCTACACAAACTGGTCAGCAAACCTACGTTAATCCAAACGTTAGGCGACCAGTTACCAAACGTGGCGTAACTGAGAAAGCTAAGGCTATAAGAGCAGAGAGAGACGCTCAGCCAGTTAGCTAGCAAGCCAGAACAAGCCAGAACTTAAGAGGCACCCTGCATCTCGCAAGGGTGCCTTTTTCATGCCTTTGCATAGGAGTCCTTTTTGAGCGGTAGAAATCCAACAGTTAAAGCAGAAGTTACAGCTGATACCAGCAAGTTTAAGAAGGGCGTAGATAGTGCCGTATCTGACCTCTCTCGTCTAGGTCAGAGGATGCAAGGTTTTGGCGAAGGGCTATCAGGCGTCGGCAAAAGTCTTAGCAGGAATGTCACCCTTCCTATTGTGGGTATGGGCGTATTGTTCGCAAGGTCCCTAGGCCAAACAGAAGCTGCAATAAGGCAGACTGAAGCGGTTATTAAGTCAACAGGTGGAGCTGCTGGTAAGACAGTTGAGGACATCACCAATCTGTCTAAGGCACTGTTTCAGCTAACCGGTATTGATGATACCGATATCCAGGGCGTTCAGAACCTGATGCTTACGTTCACCAACATCAAGGGTGACGTATTTGATAGAGCTACTGAATCAATCCTAGATATGTCTGTGGCACTAGGCAAAGATCTCACCTCTTCTACCACGATGGTAGCCAAGGCCCTCAATGATCCAATCAGAGGCGTTTCAGCACTATCAGAAGCTGGTGTGCAGTTCACAGACGAACAGCGCAACATGATTGCTGCCATGGTCGAAACTGGCGACGTAGCTGGAGCACAGGGAATCATCCTAGGGGAACTAGAAACTCAGTTCGCTGGATCAGCTGAGGCATTTGGCGAAACTATGCCAGGCCAGTTGCAGAAGGCTAAGAACTCTTTCATGGACATGGGAGAGGTTCTAGTCTCTGGCTTGGTGCCAGCCATTGAGATGGTTGCCGAATATGTGACCGTTCTATCTACTTGGTTCCAGAACTTAGATCCCAAACTTCAAACTGTCATAGCTGGTGCGCTAGCGTTCACAGCTGCACTTGGACCACTCCTAGTAGTTGTAGGTAGCACTATTACAGCAGTAGGCAAGATCACTACGGCTATGGGCGCCTTCCAAGGGAAGATGCTCACTTCAGCTCCTTTGATTCTTGCTGTAGTTGCAGCCGTCGCTCTAGCTGTAGTTGTCTTCTCTCGCTTCCAAAAGCAGTCACAAGAGGCCGAGGCCAGAGCAGACAGTCTCACCGCTGCAATGGAGAAGCAAGCAGGCACAGCTCCTGCACTAGTTGTTGAAATTGACGCCATCATCAGCCGCTATGAAGAATGGGCAGCTGCTTCAGATGATGCTGAAGGTAGCGTAGATTCGTATAATGCTACCAGTGAAGTGCTCTTAAATAACGTCAAAGAGATGGGCAAGGATGGCGGCGCTGAGGCATTTGACCAGCTAACCATTAATGCTGAGGAACTCAATGCCGTGATTGCTACAGGCACAGATGAGTTTGAAGAAGTCCAAGATGCAATAACAGGTGCAATCCTTGAGGGAGGAACGCTAGAAGAGCAATACGCCATGCTTCGTGGTGAGCTAGATCTTGCCAATATGGCTAATGGCGAATTCATCGGGGGTCTAATAGACCAGGCTGAGGCAGCTGGCGTTCCAATAGGTGCTTTTCAGGACTTGATGGATGTCTTTGATGAGACTGCTGATGCTAGCGATGATAATCGCAAGTCAACAAAAGAAGCTGCAATAGAAGAAATCCGAAGGGCAGAAAATCTTGGACACCTAACTAAGGCGCAAGCGGATCACGCCAGACAGAATGTCGAGAATGCACAGACAGAAGAAGAATTACGGGCCGCGCTAGAAGGCACGACAGGTCAGCTCATTGAGAATGCTAAAGCATCTGGTATGACTGATGATGAACTAGCTGGTGCAGGCACCACAGCCGGTCAAGTGGCTGTTGAAGTAGATGCGCTTGGCAATGAAATTGACGGAGCTAATACGCCCATAGAGACGTTTGCAGACCTAGTAGGAGTTGCCAACAGAGAGCTTCAAGAATTCTTTGGGACGCTCCTCTCAGAGTCTGATAGAACAGCTACCTTTGAAGAGACGCTAGACGGCCTAGCTGCAACCATGGAAAAGCATGGCTTCAGCACTGACCTATCTACTGAATCCGGCAGGGCTTGGCTACAGACCAACCAAGAAGTCTTAGGATCTATCGAAGCTAATACTGAGGCGTTAGTTGCTGAGGGTGCTACTACTGATGAAATTGAAGCCTCTAACCGTGCTCTTATTAGTGCCTATCGTGACCGTCTTGTTGAGGAATCAGCCATGACTCTTGGCATGGGTCTTACGAGAAAAGAAGCACGAGAACTTACCGCAGACCTCACTGGTGTGCCAGCTGAAATCACTACCGAGCTTACGGCTTCTGGCTACACAGACGCCAATGTTGATATTCTTACTACAGGTGATAATCTTGATGAGCTAGACGGTCAAAAAGGTACGGTCAATATCGACATTGATCCTAGCAAGGACCCTAGAGAACAGGGTGGAGTCTTTACGCGAGAATGGGTAAGTGGTGTAGATAACCATCTATTCAATCAAGCTGGTGCAACTGCCGCTGGTCAAGTCAATACAGGCTTGTCAGAGAGCATTGAAGACCCGATTACTCCTGTTCTAGAAGAGATCACTACCAACATTGAGGATGAGGTAGGACGCATCGGTGATGCAATCGCGGGACTCTCTGACGCTATCATTGATGAACTGTCCGGTCTATCTGCTGACCTGCAAGAAGTAGGCGTAGCAGCCATTGACGGCATCCTAGACGGCATTGTAGCCGGGTTCCCATTCATTACTGGATGGTTTAAGCGTATGCCTGCCGCATTGGTATCAGCTTCTAGCGGTGTTAGTGCCTCAATGCTTGGCGTTGGTGCCTCTATCACAGCAGGACTCTGGTTAGGTATGGCCATTGGTTGGCCTTCCTTTATCGGTTGGGTGCGTGCCAAGGTTAATGAGATCGTTGCAGAGACAAGACGTGCGCTAGACACACACTCTCCTTCAAGAGTCATGGCTGATATTGGTAGGTCTATTCCTCAGGGTCTAGCTAAGGGTGTTGATGAAGACTGGCCAAAGGTTACAGACTCACTCGACAGAAACTTAAAGTCGGCACAACGCACTGCCGAGAATGGCGCTAGAGGCATTTCTAAGGCCCTTGAGCGTATCGTTATGAAGTCTCTAGAAGTGCAGCGTGCTCTAGCCAACGGTAACGATGTCCGTCTAAGCAAGCTAGATCTCAAGGAAGCGAACCAAGATTTCAAGGCTGCTTCTAGAGACCTCAAGAATGCTGACAAAGATATCAAGTCAGCTAAGGCTTCTGGAGACAATGAGAAGCTTAAGGAAGCCAAAGCAGCGAAGGCACAAGCCCTTAATGATCTCAAGTTAGCCAAGGCTGCTCAGATCAATGCTGAGCGTGACCTCAAGGAATCTAAAGAGGAACGCAAAGATGCTAAGGCTGAAAGTTCCAAGGACATCGCAGACGCTAGACGTGAAGGCGAGATTGCACGACTAGAGACTGAAAACTCCAACTCCAATGACGTGGCTATAGCTCGCAAGCAGCTAGATCAGGCTAAAGCCAATCTTAACTTCGCCAAGGAGAATGGAGCTGGTAGGGCTGAGATCATCCGACTAGAGAATGCTCTAGTAGCAGCTCAAGACAACGTGGCAGACACGATCCTAGCGGTGCAAGAAGAGAACAGACGTGCAGCTGAGCAGGCAGCTAATAGCAACACTCCTGTCGGAACCCTTCCTATGGCACCAGATCCTACAGGGACTACTCAGGCACCTATCTACGTAACCATCAATATGGATGGAACCGTGTCAGCAGCCGACATTACTAGAGAGCTGCAATGGTTGCAGCAAACGGCAGGTGTCTGATGTCTAACTTAATCACAGAAGATTATCAAGTTCAGTTTGGTAACGTTCTGTTTGGTGATGACACTATCAGAGTGATCTCTATTGATATGTTCAATCTGCCAGATGTTATCTCTAGCGATGCTAAGCGTCCAAGAGGAGACGGTTACTTCGCAGGACTTGACTACATAGGTGGCCGATCTATTACTATCAACCTAGAAATCTGGGCAGAAACTGATGAGGAGTTTAACGAAGCTGTAGACAGAGTTCTTGAGGCCTCTACTCCGCAGAGATTTTCTGGCAACCAAGAGGGTTTCCTTTACTTGAAGCTACCTGAGAGGCTATTTCTAATTCCCGCTAGACCTCGCAAGAGAACCGGCATCACCGTCAATGAACAATACGGCTTCAAGACCGCAACAGTGGTTCTTGAATACTTCGCGACAGACTCACGCTTGTATAGCGGGCAAACACAACCTTCGTCTGCCAACATTTTCGTCAATCCCGCCACGGCTGAAGGTGTTGACTTTCCAATTACGTTTCCTGTTTCTTTTGGCGACCCTGGTCTAGCTGAAGAGGCTATCTGTGTCAACAACGGCACAGCTCATACTTATCCTACTTTTTACATAGATGGTGTGATCACTAATCCTTTCATTGAGGTTAATGGCACCAGAGTTCAGATAGTGGGAGCCATCAACATTCCGGGTGGTAGTCCATCTTTTATTGTTGACTACCAGGATAAGTCAGTCACAGTCGGTAGCGCTAGCAGATTCAACATGGTAGGCAACACTACCGGATTTGTGTCGTTCAAACCAGGTAGTAACACCGTCCGATTTGGCGGAGACGTTCCAGTAGCCAACCAAGCACAGCTAACCATTTCGTGGCGAGATGCTTGGATCTAATCGTAGGAAACCCTACACAGAAAGTGAGACATCTTGACAGTCGTTAACCCATCTCTATACATCTCAAACCAGAATCACTCAGCAGCGGCGTTTCGTAGGTTGCTCACCAGTGTGTTTGACTATCCAGGAGTTCTCAAGACAGGACATCTAGCAGTCACTCAAAGAGGTGCTGGACCCAACATGTCTGTAGACATTGCTGGTGGCTATGCAGTCGTTGAAGGCACAGAATCAACCACTCAGGGTTACTATCACTGCTTCAACAATGGTGTGCAGAACATCACCGTTGCTGCTGCTAACGCTACTAACCCAAGAGTTGACAGAGTGGTTGCCAGAGTCAGAGACTCAGAATACTCAGGCGCTACCGATGCATGGGCACTAGAGGTCCTCACTGGCACGGCAGCTTCATCTCCCGTAGCTCCCACCTTGCCAGCTAATGCTATCTCCCTAGCCACGATCTCTGTAGCAGCGCTACAAGCCTCTGTAACGAACGCAAACATCACTGACCTCAGGGTCAACCTAGAGAACCCTGGTTACCAGCTGGTGACCTTCACGTCTAACGGAAGCTTCATTAAGGCTAACTACCCGTGGGCTAAGACGGCCAGGATCAGAGTCGTTGCTGGCGGTGCTGGTGGCGGTGGTTGTGCGTCGACAGGCGCAACTCAGCGATGTGAAGCAGGTGGCGGCGGCGGTGGCGGCTATGCAGAAGCTGGTGTTTCATTATCTGCTATGGCCACTTCCGAGACGGTTACCGTCGGTGCGGCCGGGGCAGCCGCTGCTGCTGGAGCTAACACTGGTGGAACAGGTGGAACTTCTTCCTTCGGGGCCCACGCGTCAGCTACCGGCGGCCTTGGCGGTACTGGAGCGGCTGCTTCGGCTGACAAC